ATGTAGTACGCAATGGAGCATGGTATACAGTTGTCGCCACAGGGAAGAAGTTTCAGTCTAAGGAATTTGTGGAAATGCTCCAACCCCCTGTCGATGAAGGGGTTGCACCAATCGCAAAATTTTTAGAGATTTAGCTTGCATTCGCTGAATACTTTGCTATAATAGAGCGTGAAAGGAAAAATCAGCGATGACCAACGAAACTCCTAACAAGGATCGTACTTTTGAGATCCTGTCGAAGCTCATCGACGATGTTTTTTCTACCCACTATAACAAGGAGAAAAAGATGCAAGTTGAATCTACAGATACTCCTCTTCAGGAGCAAAAAGAAAATCCCCCCATGGGCCAAGACCCCCGTGGAAATTCCAAGTACGAAAATATTCCCGATTATGTCCAGCAAACTGGTAAGCGATTTCGGATGACCAAGGACCAGAAGCAACGTGGACTTACTCGTTACGAAGCTTTTAACGAAACCTTTGGAGGTAATAACTGATGATTAAGAACGAAGAACTGCTGCGGCAATACGCCCCTGCTGCTTTTGCACAGGCTCCTGAGGATGGTCGCGTCTCTGATCGCTACACCTTCCTCCCTACCACAGACATCCTTGAGATCCTTCAGGATTGCGGTTGGACAGCTTGGTCGGCTCAACAGGTAAACGCACGTACTTGGAGTAAGGATCATGCCAAGCACATTGTTCGTCTTCGCCATGAAGATCTGGGTATGAAGTCTTTTGGTGTTGGTGATTCCTTCCCTGAGATGCTCCTTACTAATGCCCACAACGGGCTGGGTGGGTATACCCTTCAAGGTGGGATCTTCCGTATGGTGTGCTCTAACGGAATGGTAATCTCCGAATCGGACTTTGGTAAGATTCATATTCGTCATATTGGTTTTGAGCCTGAGCAAGTTAAGGATGCTTCGCGCCAACTCGTCATGACCGCGTCTCGAATTTCGGACAAGATTGACAGTTGGCAAAAGCTGGAACTCACTCCGCGTTCCCGCTCAGACTTCTTTGCTGATGCTGCTAGGATTCGTTTTGGCGATGACACACATAGCGATCTAATTCGTGAAGTTTCTCAACCCCGTCGAGAAGATGATCGAAAAACAGATCTTTGGACTACTTTTAATGTGGCCCAAGAGAACATTATCAGGGGCGGTTATGTGAATGGTGGCACCCGCCGCATGGTTCGTCCGATTACTAATATTCAAAAAGATGTTAAATTTAACTCGCAGTTGTGGGATTTGGCTAGTACATATAGTGAGAGCGCAGTAGCTCTTAATTAGAGAAAAGAGGAGGGAGGGGAAAGACTCCCCCTCCCTTTATCCCAATATGTATGACAACTTCTCGTTTCAGCAACCTCTTCATGAAGAACCAGACGGTACTTATATAACTGTTGGGCAGTTGCAATTTTTTCTTAATCGGAAAGACGGTGAAGAAAAATTTAAAACCTCAGATGCAGAGTTTATTGAATATTATAATCTGTGCAGGGTATATAATGTAGTATCTAAAATCATGGAAGATGATGAAGATGCTGCTATAATGTTTTGGGATGAAAAGAAACAACTTGTTTCTTTAGGCTTCCCAGAGGATGGAGAGGTCGCGGACACTCTTTCTAAAGTTGAAAAACACTCTACGTTTCACAAAAAAGAAAAAGATGGAGATGAATTTGGATTATTTGAGGAGACACCCTGGAATGAAGATTAATGGGTAAAACTTACCGTTATGATAACGAGTGGGGACGTAGACCCCCTAAGCGTAGGAAAGTTAAAAGACAAAGAGGAAATAAAAAGGTTCCTCTTAATAATGACTCTAACCAACTCGCTTCCGATGAGTTAAAAATAGAAGCATATGAAGAAGAACTCTACACACGATATTCCAAAAAAGATTCTGGCGGCTTTTGATCCTGTAGTACCATGTTCATGGTTGCCTGATCATGAAGTAAGACTTAGTGAGTATAATGCTATGAATACTTACTTTGTTCAAAAAAGATTAGCGGAGATGGAGAATGCCAAGTCCTTATATTCTAAAGACCAGTCCATTAGATAGAAATAGATTACAAAAAATTTGTAAACGAGTAATTGATGAAGCTAATGAGGACAGAAAGTTTGCACTTGAAACTCATAGGTTTTTCAGACAAATGTTAGATGAGAACCCTCAAGATGCATCTGCAAAAAATCTTATGGTAGATTGTTTAAAGTTGGCCCAAACTTCAAAGGGTAGTATACTAAAGGTTGTGGATCTTCTTATTAAGCTAGAGAGTGCGAAAAGCAAAGGTTCTGAGAAAGCAGAAATTGATACCCTGTATTCCCAACTGGATAATTTAACTGATTAAAAATGTCAGACCTAAAATTTTACAAAGTAATTTGTGAGTCGATCAACCTAGTCCTCCTCATCAAAAAGTTTTCCATGCATGAGGAGCATCGAAAGTATCGTGAAGTTAAGCGCAAGATCCAAAGGCTAGATAAACCTATTACTATTGACAGCTATATGAATCATATAGTTAAAGTTTTCTTGCACAACTCAGAAGAGTTTTTCTCTAAGTTATCAGAAGATACTGAGGAACGCAATGTAGTTATTGGTGCAGTTTATCAATCCATTATTGAAGCCTATCCTCCTTTCGATTTAAACTTTGTATGCGCGGATATTAATAATGGAACTTTTATAGAAGATATGCGCGATGTTATGGGGAGTATCTATGAACAACTCCATAATGCTGAAGCACCTACTAAAAGGTTAAAAGCTATTCGTACTTTAAATGATGTGAAGTCCTTAGATAAGTATTTTAAAAGAAACTTAATCGGACAAGACCAAGCAGTTAAGGCTGTTACAGATAGTGTTAAGTTAATTGCGAGCGGGTTATACAAAACAGCTAACTTCTTTTTCATCGGTCCTACGGGAGTAGGTAAGACAGAACTAGGACGATTACTAGGTAAGAAATTTAGCGGACATTTTTGGAAGTTAAATTGTGCAGAATACGCACAGTCCCACGAGTATGCCAAGTTAATTGGTTCCCCACCTGGTTATGTCGGTCACAATGATAAAAGTATTATGGCTGAAAAAGCAGAGGAGTCTAATAAGTGGGTTATCCTCTTTGATGAGATTGAAAAAGCTCATCCCAAGTTCTATGATTTCCTTCTCTCTCTTTTAGATGATGGAACTTGCACCGACAACATGGGACGAACCCTAGATTTTTCCGAATCCATTTTCATCTTTACTTCTAACCAAGGGGTTTCAGATATCCGAGTGGGACACAAGTTAGGATTTGGAGGAGATCCCGTCTCTGTATCAGGGAGCGCCGACCAAATTAAAACCTCGGTTAAGAAAAAGTTTCCAGCCGAGTTTATGAATCGTATTGACAATTACGTATTCTTTAATACGCTAGAACCACAACACTTAAGAAAGATAGCCCAACTATCGTTACAGGGGATTCCTATTAAACGACACAGGGCTCTTTTAGATTTCATTGTAAAAAATGGCTACTCTGAAGAATACGGAGCCAGAAACATTAAGAGATTCATCAAGAACGAGGTAGCAACAGTAATTGCCCAGCAACTACTTGAGCGAAGACTTCCATCTAAGAAGGGTGATCTATATACGCCTAAAATTACTGGTAACAAGCTGACCCTCGTTTCACTCCAAAAAGAAGCCGACCAAGCCGCAGGGTAGGCATACGCCTTTCGTGTCCTTGGAATTTCGCTACCTGCTCCCTCCAAAGAAGTTTGGAGGGAGTTTTTTCTAATTATGGGTTGCATTAGCCTATAATAAACCTGGTGACCTGTGTAGGCACTATTACAAAACACAAGGAGAAAATATGACTGACCTAATGGAAAAGTATGTTGCAAAGGCTCTCGAAGGCTATGAGCAAAATTATGAAGGTATTACTGCTGCTATTCAGCAGATGGAATCTCAACTGATGGACTACAAGGTAAAGCAACAAGAAATGGCCGATGGTATCGAGGAGATGAAGGATATTCTAGGTCTTGATGGTGAAGGTTCTTTTGACGAGAAGGATGGAGAAGCTACTCAGGAGACGCTACCATTTAAGAAGCCAGTACTTGATAAGGCTTAAAGGTGATGATTATGGGCGAATGCCGTCTAAGGGCTCGTAAATGACAGGTACTATGATACCACTTACCTGCTTAAAGTGGCTTAGAGAGGCTCCTGTGGCTTCGTTTAGACAATACTTAGCCTAAATTAGGCACAACACCATGTATAGACCTCTTCCACTATTTTTGACAATAAAATCCTCTGGCATAGAAGGATTAGGGTTGTTTGCCACAAAAGATATTCCTGCACAAACTAATTTGGGAATCTCGCATTACTTTTTTGAGACACCTGGTGACAAGAAACTCATTCGTACTCCTTTAGGAGGATTTTATAATCAGTCTGATGATCCAAATTGTTATTCTCTAATTTTTACAGATTTTGCACAGTTGGTTACGAAAAGAGATATTAAAATGGGAGAAGAGCTTACTACCTCTTACCAGATTCATCCATATATTAAGGATTGAAAATGGATTTCGGAAAGATTGGACAAGAAGTAGGAAAATTAGTAGCCGATAAACAAAAGGCTTATGGTGATTCTTTTGGCCGCAGTGGAGAATGTTTACGACAGATGTTTCCAGACGGTATCGAACCCCACCAGTATGACGATTTACTTACGATTGCAAGGATCTTAGACAAGTTATTTCGTATAGCAAATGATCCTGACGCTTTCTCCGAGAACCCCTACCAGGATATCGTAGGTTACGGGCTGTTGGGCATGAAGCGTTGTAACTCTAGAAAAGACAACACCTTATAATAGCAAGATTTTGCTAGTTTTTCCTTGACCTCCCCCCCAAATTATGCTAAAATAGGCGCATGAAAACAATGATAGTAGACGATAACGCTCACAATCCTTACGCACTATTAAGTGGTAACCCTGAGGATCTCGCAGATGTAACTAAAAAAGTTACAGCTATTTTGAAGCAAGCTGTTAGCCAAATTGAGAAGGTAAATAAGAAGTACAATAAGAAGTACCCTTTGGGATTTGGAGACACAGCAACAGACGAAGCTATTGCGGATGAGTTTTATACGATTTTACATTCCCCACAACGTTTCCTTAATTAAAGTTAGAAAGATGAGTAAAATGAAGATTGAAATGAATGAGAAGGTTTTTTCCACGTTGCTTTGTGCTTTTCTTGGCATGGGCGCGTGTGCTTATGGTTGCATTTTTGCAACTTACGTCCTGTGGTTTATGGGATTTATTGATTAGTAGATGAAGAAATCCATCACAGTTGAAATGACATTCGCCTGGACTTTCGATGAGAAGGACTGGATCCAAGAAAAGAAGCACATTCAAATGATGAAAGATCATCCACGAATTGTCTTCGGTAAAGATATGATGAACTCATTCTATTGTTTGAATGACATAGTTTTTCCTGAACTAAAAAATATTAAGGTGGTAAATGCTAACAAGTGAACAGTGGCAAAAAATAGATGATAAGTATGGCAATCTCATGTATAAGATTAGCCATCAGATTAGTGGTGATACGGCTACTGCTAATTTTGATGACAACTTGCAAGACATTCGCCTTGCAGCTATGGAAGCTGTTATGGGGTTTGAAAAGCAGAATGGTGGAGCTAATGGAGTGTTCGATGACTTCTGGGGAAGCAAAGGCTTCGACCAGTACATCAAAACTTGTTTGTGGACAAAGAAGAATAACAAGGGAGCGAAGATCGCCAAGAAAGCTTCCATCCTAAAGGGGACAGTTTCTACGGACAATGAAGAGGTTCTCCAACTAGAGGAGGAGTGTGGAGATCCTGAAGCTGCAATATTCGTGAGTGAATTTTCTTACTTCCTTACACCTATTCAAAAAGATATTATTAGTATGGTAGTTAAAGATCCCACTCTAATAAAACCGAGTGGTAAAATTAATGTAAAACAAGTAGCAGAAGCTTTAAACCTTACTTGGTTTGAAGCCAATAAACAAATCAAGCATTTGTCTCGCCTATTGGAGAATGAACTCTAATGATCCATGCCTATTGGAAGCCACAATTTCGATTTATTGGCTTTTATATTAAACAAGATTGTAACATTTTAGGAGGACAAGTATGAATGCCTCTATTTATATAAGTGGACCTATTTCTGGTCGCCCTCCCGCTGCACATGACTTTAGACTAGCTGATGACCTTCTTTCTGAAAAGGGTTATAGCGTCCTTAATCCTATGCATATCAAAGATCCTGGCATAAAATATACAACTAGCGAAGAAATTTGGGCCTATTATATGCGGGAAGCTCTTCCAATGCTTCTTCAAGCAGACTACGTCTATATGTTAAGACATTGGGAGAATAGTAGAGGTGCAAGAATGGAGTTCAATCTTGCGTCAGAACTAAATATTCCTGTTATCTTCGAGGATCAAGTTTGCGGTCTATGTAGTATTGAGTCTGTTAAGGATCCAGAATATTTAGTCGTTGATGATGACGGAGAAGATAAATATGTATGAATATAAGATCTTTGAAGCAAAGACCTATTCGCAGACAGCCTTGAATGATTTGCTGGAAGCGATATCCCAAGATGGTTGGGAGCCTATACAACTTGTAGCAAGGCAGATCCTAGCTAGAAGACTTAAAGTTTTAAATGATTAGGAGAAATTAAATGAAGTATATTCTATCAATCGTGCTCTTGGGTCTTATGGCTGTCCCAACTATGGCTCAAAGGCCAGAGAGAGGGGCACATAAGAAGCAAGCTCAACGTGTCCAGAGTCGTAAGTCTGTCGATAAGGGTTGCCCCCAGTGTGTCGCTCTTAAGAAGAGGGTTGAGGCTTTTAAGAAGAAGCGTGCTCAGGCTAGTAAGAGTTCCAAGCGTGGGAAGAGGGGCAAGAGAGCCAACTCCCAACGTAGGAATGCTCAGAGGCGTAGTAATTCTCGTAGAAGCCGTGGGCGTAGAGCCTCGGGTCCGCGTAGGATGCGGCGTAACAGGGCTAGCATGAAGTGTCCAGAATGCACTAAGGCTAAGACTAAGGCTAAGGCTAAGACTAAGAGCAAA